AGAATCCACATGGTGGTGCTATGTGGGCTCGTATGCCAATTACCGCGTTAGTAGAAGATGAACCTCTTGATGAAATGCCACCACCCATACCAACACATATTGCTCAACCTTGGGATGTTTCTTCTAGGGATCATTCTATTGTTATTTTTGACAGAACTACCTCTAGTCCTTGGTTAGCTCGTATTGAAGGTGAATTTTACACAGCCAAATATTATTTTACAGTGGACTACACCAACAGTGAAATCGCTGATGATCCAGCACAACACAAACAATCACATGTGTTAGCCTTAACTGAGGGACCATGGAAAGGTTGTTTTGTAGCGTTACCTAATAATCGTGTGCGCGTAACTTCACCTGCTATGTGGGTGACCGGTAATGGTCCACCAGACTTTATACCATCACAGTGGACACATAAAGCAGAGGCTCATGACAGTTATATGGATTGGGAATACACATTTAACAATTTATATGCACCCGAGAAGAAAAAGTAAATGTATGATATAGGCACTATAATCGCTGTAAAACAAGTGATTGAAAAAGAAATTGAAAGCACTAAAGAACATATTGTCTATAATGTAGACAACTTAGAGGCTTTAGCGTATGCTAAAGGAAAGCTCAACGGCATGGAGCTGTTGCTACAGGATTTAAAAGACCTGCAAAAAGGAGAAGATGAATGACAAGTATTATTAAACCTGAATACTTAACTGAAGAAAATACAACAATCCCACCACAAAGCCCTCCTAAATTAACTCAAAGTTATATGGATGAAATAGATCGATTACCTGATCCAGTAGGCTATCGTATTTTAATTAAAATGTGGAAAATGTCAGAGATGACAGAGGGTGGTATTGCTTTATCAGAACAAACTTTAGAAACATCTGAAATGACATCTGTTGTCGGTTACGTCATAAAGATGGGAGACATGTGCTACAAAGATAAAGAAAAGTTTGTTAAGCCTTGGTGTAAAGAGGGTCAGTTTGTAGTTATAGGTCGCTATGCTGGAGCTAGATTTAAAACCAAGTTTGGAGAACATAGAATCATTAATGACGATGAAATAATAGGAACCATTCAAAAACCCGAGGACATCCTCGCACTATTTTAGGAGTAAAATATGTCAGAAGCACAAGTAAATGAAGTAGAATTAGACACTGATGAAGTAGAAGAAAGTTCAATAGAACTTGAAGAGACTTCTAATAACAGTGAGGAGCCCGCAGCGACTCCACAAGTAGATTTAGGCTACACAGATCCGGTTAATAATGAAAAAGCAGAAATTGTAAAGGAAGAAGCACCTGCAGAAGATAACTTACAAGATGTGTCTGAAAAGACACAAAAAAGAATTGATAAGTTAACTCGTAAAATGAGGGAAGCTGAAAGAAGAGAAAAGGCAGCTTTAGATTACGCTAAAGGTTTACAAGCAAAGTATGCTGATGTAGAAAAAAACCAAGTAAGTAGCGAAGAGACCTTTTTAAAAGAGTTTGATGCTCGAGTCGAGGCTCAAACTAGTCAGGCTAAACTTAAATTACAAGAGGCTGTTGATGCTCAAGACAGTGAAAAAATGGTTGAAGCTCAAAGTGAGCTAACTCGACTGGCTGTTGAAAAAGAAAAAGGTAGAATTAAATTAGAGCAAACTGAACAAAGGAAAGTTCAGTTAGAGCAACAACCTGAAGAGGTTCCTGTTGCTCAACCGAGTCCTAAAGCTAAAGTATGGGCTGAAGATAACCCATGGTTCGGCACCGATGATGTAATGACGGATGCTGCGTTTAATATACATAAACGTTTAATTGAGACTGAGGGGTTTACAGTAGACTCTGATGAGTATTACAATGAAATAAATAAACGAATGAAGGATTATTTTCCTAATAAGTTCGTTGAAGATAAAAAACCCGTTCAAACTGTTGCCTCAGCGGGGCGTAAACAGCAAGGACGCAGAAGCGTGAAACTCACCCGTTCACAAGTAGCGATAGCTAAAAAATTAGGGGTGCCACTAGAAGAATACGCGAAATTCGTGAAGGAGTAGATTATGACTAAAGATACAAGTAAAAAAACCTCACGCGCGACTCAAGAGAGAAAGGAAACTCGTAATAAACCTTGGGCGCCACCATCAAGTCTGGATGCACCACCTGCACCGCAAGGTTATTGCCATAGGTGGATTAGGGTAGAAAGTGTTGGTTTCATGGACACAGGTAATGTTTCTAAAAAACTTAGAGAAGGTTGGGAGTTTGTTAGAGCAGAGGAAGTGAAAAATGAAATTGGAGATCACGAATATCCAGTAATTCATGAGGGCAAATATCAGGGGTTAATCGGGGTTGGAGGCCTTGTGTTGGCAAGGATACCTGAAGAAATTGTAGAGCAGCGCAAGAAGTATTTTATGAACATTACTTCTGATCAAGTAAAAGCCGTTGATCAAGATATTCTAAGGGAGCAACGACCAGAGATGCCTGTTAATATTGACAGACAATCTCGTGTAACTTTTGGTGGTAACAGAAAGTCTTAATTTTTTAGCTTATGTAACCACATTTGTTTAACATTTTTATGGAGTTATTATTATGGCAAACACAGATGCTGCATTTGGTATGCGTCTAGTAGGTCGCATAGGCGGACCTGCTACTAACGTGCAAAATACATATAGAATAGCTGCTAACTACGGAACTGCAATTTTCAAAGGTGACATGGTAGCCCAAGTCACAGGTGGAGGTGTAGAAGTACATGCCGATGGCGGTTCAGTTCCTATAGTAGGTGTTTTTAATGGTTGTCGTTATACAGACCCTACCACTGGAAAAGAAACCTTTTCCAATTTTTATCCTGCAAGTACTAATGCTTCAGATATTGAAGCTTTTGTTATTGATGACCCAATGGCTATATTCGAAATTCAAGCGGATGCTGCTTTCCCAGTTGCTGATTTATTCGGTAACTTTGATATTGTGTATACTTCTTCTGGAAGTACCACAACAGGTATTTCTGGTGCTGAATTAGATGTAACCACTGGTGCAACAACAGCGACTTTACCGCTCAAAGCGATTGACATTTCTAAAAATGTCAATAACGATGATGTAAGTTCAGACGCTACAAACGTACTTGTAGTCATTCAAAACCACATATTCGGCCAAAAAAGCGCCGGCTTAGCTTAAGGAGGTTAATTATGGCTATTTCAAGAGCACAATTGGTCAAAGAGCTAGAGCCTGGCTTGAACGCTCTCTTTGGCTTGGAGTACAACCGCTACGAAAACGAACATGCTGAAATTTTCAACGCTGAGAGTTCTGATAGGGCTTTCGAAGAAGAAGTCATGTTGTCCGGTTTTGGGGCGGCTCCTGTGAAAAGTGAAGGTGCAGGCGTGCAATTCGACGATGCGCAAGAATCTTACACAGCGAGATACACACACGAGACTATCGCGATGGCTTTTGCTATTACAGAAGAAGCAATTGAAGATAACTTGTATGATAGACTAGCAGGTCGTTACACAAGAGCATTAGCACGTTCTATGGCTAACACAAAACAAGTGAAAGCTGCAAACGTTCTTAACAATGCTTTTAACAGTAGCTTCACTGGTGGTGATGGAAAAGAGCTTTGCGCTACAGACCATCCACTAACCAATGGTGGTACTTTCCGTAACGAACTTTCAACTGCTTCAGATCTTTCTGAAACATCACTAGAGCAATCAATGATTGACATTGCTGCGTTTGTTGATGAAAGAGGTCTAAAAATTGCATTACAAGGTGTTAAGTTAATTATTCCTAAAGAACTTCAGTTCACAGCGGAAAGAATACTTAGATCACCACAACGTGTCGGCACATCAGATAATGATATCAACGCTATGGCTTCTATGGGTATGATCCCTCAAGGTTATAGAGTTAACCATTATCTAACTGACACAGATGCTTTCTTTATCATGACTGATGCACCTAACGGACTAAAACAGTTTGTTAGAGCGCCAATCAAAACTGCTATGGAAGGTGACTTCGATACAGGTAACGTGAGATTTAAAGCGAGAGAAAGATATTCATTTGGATTCTCAGATCCAAGAGGAATATTTGGTTCACCTGGAGCTGCGTAAGGAGTTCTTTGGAGGGAACAGAAGGGGACTTTCGGGTCCCCTTTTTTTTAGGTATAATAAATTTACTATACAAACAATTTGAATACAGACGCGTATAGTCGACGACCTAAAGACTGTATTCTTTTATTTAGGAGATAATCATGGCTAATTCAACATTTTCAGGCCCAGTCAGATCCGAAGGCGGCTTTACAGTCGTTAGTAAGAACGCAA